GGATTTATTTTTGCCCTAGCGCAACGAAATTTTCTTTCGTGAAAATCAAAGACCGCGCCGAATAATCGCTTTTGCTCAACTCTTCTATCAGCTTTTCCCTAGTCATTTCCGGATTCGTCCGGTGCACGTACTGTAAGAGTTCTGAAATTTTATCCATTATGCAACCTCCATAAGTTCAATCAACAGTCTGTCTGCTATTTCAAATACTTCTCTTCCGTATGTAGCCAAGAAGTCTGCTACAATTTCCTCGGTGCCAATATCCATGTATACATTATACGAAAGACAGAACGCATGACATAATTCGTGGCATAACACACGGTCAAGGAATTTTCCGCGTAGATCATCTGCAAGATATATCGTTTTCGTGTCCCTGTCGGTCATGCCTACCGTTCTGCTTCCATCACTTCTCTGTAGCATATCGCTGTAACGCGATACTTTGACCAAATTCCACATTTCATTGTTTATCGTGAACAATTTACCACCTCGCAAACAAAGAGGGCAAAATGCCCTCTCTATTACATTTTCGTGACAAGCGTAGTCAGCTTTGTCTTGGTCAACTGTTTCTCTTCTGGGGACATGCCGGAAAACAGTTCGGTCACATCTTCCGAAAGAGATTTCATGTACTTTTCAAGCTCTTTCATCTTTGCGTCCTTATCTTCCGGTGAATTTCCGTTATGCATTTCCTTTGTTTCCATGTAGCTTCTCCGGCTCATACCGGCTCTGCCCTCTCTTGCATCGTGAGTACCGGTACTCATGCCGTTATTTCCGCTCATAGGCTCTGAATAATACATCTTCCCAATACTCATTCGGTCAAGGTCTCTCATTCGCTCTGCGTCCGACATATTCTCCCACTCTCGGTAATCTTCCGGCATCTGGTGATAATATGGTGGTTCTACATATCCTCTGCGTGTTCCACGCCCTTTCGGTGCGAATCTGCCATTTGCATAGCGGTAATGGTCGTAAAATCTTCTGTCTGGATAATCCTCGTACTGTTCAAGCATACGCATAATATCCTCGTTATTTTCAGACTTTTTCATTGCTTCAACAATGTTATAATCTTTGTCGAAGCATACGATGTTCTTTGCAATCTCCGTCCAATCCTTGAGATCATCAAGGTTTTGACCTTCAAAATTCTCAATTCCAATGCCGTCAACGTGGGCTTTCACGCAATCCATAATCTGTTTCGCAAACTTATGCATAATATCAAGCCTCCCTTACCGCAATCAAATTACTGTTCTGAACCTCGATAGCCTGCGTGGATGTATTCTGCACGGCTACGGTACTGCAACAACCGCAAGGCACATCAACGTAGGCCTGTGCTGATACATTAAAGAAATTCTCAACTGCGGCTGGCGTTACGATCATCTTTGTTGACTGCAAAGGCTCTCCATCAACCGCGATTGCAAGCGAAATCTCTCCAACTGTACCGCCTGTCGGAATCTGAATGTTGCCGGAATACGATACCAAAAATCTAGCTTTGCACTGATTTGTGATACCTCTTAACTTGATAATTCCGCTTCCCTGTCTGTGTACGATACATTTTGTTCCGTTTACTGCTGTTTCTGTAAATGCCACATCTTCTCCAGCAGCAACGGTTTGTAATGCAATTCCTGTTACTTCCATTATTTTTACCTCTCTTTCATAAAATAAGGGCAAACATTATAGTCTGCCCTTTGGTTATAAGTAATACTGCTTAGCAGACATGATCGAGTTAAACTCAATTAAGATACTCAATTATTCAGTTTTAGCAGTTACATCCTGTGTTACATCCGCATCCATATGCATAAGCATTTGGGTTAGGTACAACATATGCCGGAATAGCAGACGGATTTACCGCATTGATAATCTGCTGTGTCTGAGCCGCCATCTGAGTTGTAAGCAGTGCGCTCTGACGATCTTGTGAAGCTGCTCTGCGAAGGTCGCTATTCTCTGCCTGTAAGCTAGAGATTTTCTCATTGCAGAGATAATCAAGAATAGCGCGTGTTCCTGCGTTCTGACTGTCGATAATGTCTCTCGTGTTGCTGTTCATGGTGTTCTGCAATGCGCAAGTGTTAGTTGCCATGTTGTAGTTTACGCCTTGGATAGCTTCTCTTGTTTCGCAGCAACAGTTAGCAAGCTGTGACTGTAATGCGTTTGTATTCTGCATATTAGCGACTGTATCAGCATTGATAGCCTGCTGAATGCCGAATCCGGTCTGCAAAATGTTTGTGTTGATGCCATTCATGCCGTTTTGTACTGCGTAGAATCCGTCACAAATTCCGTTTGTAATGCCATCAAGTTTTGACACAACCGCCTGATTATCAAATCCGCGCTGGATTTCGCTTCCGACACCACCATTCATTCCGTTTCCTCCGAATCCGTTACCGAATCCACCCCATCCGAAGATGGCAAAGATAACGATAATGAACCATAACCATGAGCCTTCTGCGCCCCATCCATTGTTATTTCCGTTTCCGTCAATGTTTGCGACAAGCGGAACGGATGCACAATTACCTGTGTTAAACATAGAATTTACCTCCATAATTCATTTTTATATACATAATCTTGCAAGAATTAGTATCACATTCCTAATTGACTTTTAAACGACTCAAAAGCCTTATCTGCGTCAATTCCCTTTTCTTTGCACAAATTCCTAGCCATCTGTTCGATGCCCTTGGAATCTCCCTTCTGCGCCATTTGCATAGCATTGCGTGCCATAGGGTTGCTCATTACGCTGTTATTCCCCATCATTTGTTGTAAAAACTGCTGTGGGTTTCTCATTCCCTGTAACATCTGCATAGGATTCATTAAGACTCACTCTCCTTTTGTGTTCGTGAAGATTTTCTTTGCGTTTGCGAAGATAGCTTATCTTCCAACTCTTCCATCTTTCCAAACAAGCAATCCAATTTGTCAGTAATAGCCCTTGTCGCATCGTCAGACAGCCCTATTTCAATTCTTTTATCATCGCTTGAAGAATCTGCCATCTGCTCATTAAAAGGCTTGTAAACGGTCTTTCTGATTGTTCCGTTGGCATCCCATTGTTTTGCTACGATTGCGCTCATGTCCTGCATTGGGAAAAACGCAACGCTTCCATCCATAGGCACATCATTTGCCATGATTGCCGATTCCGACTGCACTACTTTTCCTTGGATTCCAAGAAATTGCGGTTGCATCTGCGGAATCTGTGGCTCTGGTTGTTGAAACCTCTGCATTGGGTTGTACTGATATGCGGCATAGCTTGGGTTTGGGTTAAATGCCATATTCTGATTTTGCATCTGATACATTCTCTTCCTCCAATACTTCCTTGATTGCGTGAATCATTGCTGACTGATACACAAGCGGAACCTTTGACACATCTTCTCTTGTTAAGATTTTTTCAAGAATTTCATCCGTAAATAACATTCCGCATCCCTCCTATGCTTATATTTTTGCATAAAAAAATACGGTTCTTCCGCAAAAAATAAGCAGAAAAACCGCATAAAAAAAAGAACGCCCAAAGCGTTCCAAGTCTACCATTTTCAGAAAAGAATCTAAAGCACTTGTGCAGACTCCTTTCTTTTGTGTTCAATTTTTGAGTACCATTTTGAGTACCAATTTTTTTTAAGACGCCGCAAACACAGTGTTTATGCGACTTTTAAAACAGTCCGTACGGGAATCGAACCCTAAAGTAATTGCCTTGAAATGGCTTAAAATAGCCATTCTTTCAATTTTTCTTTGAGTACCTTTGAGTACCAGGGACTCATAATGCTTCGATTAAGTCAAGTTCCTGTCTCTTTTCCTCAATTCCGGTACGATCAAAATAATAATGATCTTTTGTGCAACTAATGTCTGTATGCCCCATGGTATCAAGGATTGTGGACTCTTTCACTTTTCCGTCGAGCAAGATACTTCCATACGTCTTACGGATTTTGTGCGGAGATTTCACTTTCATTCGCAGTTCATGTTCGCAGATATACCGCAAACGTTCACGAAAGTTGTAGGATTTCAACCGTTCTCCGTCTCTCTCGAATAGATATTCCCCGAAGGGATTTCTCTTTCGCACTTCATCAAGAATCCATTTGTACTTATCTGGCAATATAGCGAATCGCAATCCGGCTTCTGATTTTGGAAAATCTTTGACCTCATAGTGAAAACCGTCATCATCACGATAACGCGTCTCTGTAGAATTTATCGCAACCGTGTAATTTTCAACATCTTTCCGCTTTAATGCCGACAATTCCCCGACACGAACCCCTGTCTTAAACATAAATAACAATCCAAGGTTCACGATATCTAAGTGATTCCTAAGATACATCTCCATGCGCTCCTTTTCATCCGGCATATATACTTGGTCTTTTGCCTGTCGGACTACGTGCTTAAACGCTTTTGGTGATATGTCCATGTCTTTCAGCGTGTATGTAATGGAAAACTTGACATACTTCTTCCGCTTGGCATACTTAAAGATTCCATAAATCAGCGTTCGGAAGTTTGAGAATGCCTTGGAAGTCATGTTGAAATCATGGATGCTGTTTCGTATAAACGTTTCAAGGTCGCATTCGTCTATTCTTTTGATTTTCTTATCTTTGATACCGTCAAAGTATCTCTGAAAGTCCATTAAGTATCTGTCATAGGTTGCCCTGCTGATTTCTTCAAGTTCCAGCTTTTGTGAAATCCAACGATTGAAGATTTCCTCTACTGTAGGGTCATCCTCTCTCTCTTTCCAATAATCAATGATTTTCTGCTCGACCGCTTCTCTACGCTTTGCCTTGATTTTACGTCTGCCTTTAACTTCATCCGGCAGATATGAGTACCAGTTCTCATCCTTTCCTTGATAGATTTTATAGGGATTTTTGTTGAGTAATTTTTCTCTCTTTTGCATAGTGACTTGTTTCTGCACAAGTGCTATGTCGAGAATACCACTATCAACGGCATATTTCAACAGTTCTTTTTCATCCAATCAAATACCCCCGTTCTTTCTATTTTATCTTTTATATCTCTCACTCTGTACTCTATCGTTCTTAGTGATAGATTTTCTTTTGTGGATATTTGCTTTTGTGAAAAACCACGGCAGAGAAGAGAGAAAATCCTCTCCTCTTCTTCCGTGAAATTGGCATTTTCTTTAATGTATTCAAGTTCTGGCTTAATGAATTTTGTAAATTTCATAAGCCATTTCTCCTTATTTTATTGGTTGATATTTAAGTTTTTAAACATAGCACACATAACATCTACGACAATACTGTTTCCAAATTGCTTATACAGTTGCGTATTACTGTTGACTGCTGCCATTTTTTCAATATCTTCATCAGATACACCCATCAGCCGTCCGCACTCTCTCGGTGTTAGCTTTCTGATACGATATTGTGTAGCAATATGGCTATTTGCATATCCGTGTGTGCCAGATACAAGATTAGCAGATATGCCGTTATCAGAAACAACTGTACCGCATTGGGATCCATTACCTGATATTTGACCGACCTTTTCAATTCTAACAACTTCTTGGTTTTGCGCGGTTAATGTAGGGCAAGTATTGCCTTTGTCTTGCACCTTTCCTCTTCTTGTTTTGCTGTTAGGATAGCTTGCATCAAAGCAACCGCCTATTTCGCATTCAATAGAGCCGTCCTTTGTGGCTTGTCTAATTTTTACGTTTTCAAGCGCCAAATTGTCTTTCTGCACACTCGTTAAGCAATTACTTGTACCTTGCATATTTACTTCTAATCTCTGCTCTGTCGGGCTTTCCACAGTTCTATCTGACGGATTATCGGGATTTCTGCCACGCATAGCAACTATTGTGTTATCCATTTGTCCTATTACCTTTACATCTGCCATTACTTCAATCACTCCACTACTTGTTTTATTGGCTCTTAGGGTAGGACAAATCCCACCCTAAGTACCTTTTCGCCACCGAATTTTTCACTTTCAAAAAGCACTATTCCGATAGCGTCTGTTAATTTTTCCATTCAATCACTCCATTGCTTCCATAATTATCAAGGCCTTTATAATCTCTTGCCCTAAGAGTTACGGCTACATCAATCTGTTTGTCTGCCGTCTCTCCCATATCCTTTAACAACCAAGTTTCCGTCTGACCGCAAGTTTGATATTCCGCAGTCGCATCTTGCCTTGATGCAGTTTGCAACTTCTCTTTGCTGCGGCTTATTGATTGTTCCGTCAACGCAAGTCTGTCTGTCTGTCTGTCTGTCTGTCTGTCTGTCTGTCTGTCTGTCTGTCTGTCAAGATTGTGTTGTGGTAATGTGCCGTTGTCAATAAGCTGCTTTATCAGCTTGTCAGCCTTTTCATTGTTAATGTAATACTTTTCATCTACATTATCCTCAAGATAGTCTTTTAACTTCTTTTTGAGTGGTATAGGCTGCGGAAAATGGTAATTGTGCTCGCCCAAGAACGAAAACATAAAACATCTTTCACGATTTTGTGCTACACCATAATTCTTAGCGTTTAAATCTTGATAGTAATTTGTGTAACCCAGGCTTTCAAGGAAGTCTAACCACTTTCTAAAGTCGGGCATATTATCCTGACTATGCACTTGTGGCACATTTTCCATGAACAAAATCTGTGGTAATTCTCCGTTACTATCTCTGATTTCTGTTAGTATTCTCTCAACTTCCCACAACAGACCGCTTCTTGTACCACTTTCCTTAGACATTCCGGCTTGCTTCCCGGCAACTGATAAATCCGTACAAGGGAATGAGTAAGTAAGTAGGTAAGTGAATGTATTTGTGTCACAGATATTCAAATCTTCTGCATGAACCTTTGTTATGTCCATTGTGGGGAAATCAGTACCATGTACTGCGTTATAACTTGCAATAGCGTACTTATCAAACTCCACAACTCTGTAATGCTCAAACTTAACCCCTATTCTCTTTAGTGCCATTGCTTGGCTTCCGTAGCCGGCGAAAAGTTCTATTAAGCGAATAGGCTTTGTTATGCTGATCGGTTCTCTTGTGAAGTCAAATATGCTCATTTGATTATCACAAGAATAATTTTCAAAATTCATACAACATCACCTCACATATAATCACTTAATCTCATTTGTGCCATTTCGGTATCTAACCTCTGCTTTGATACCTTGTAATAGTATTCGTCAAGCTCAAACCCGACAAATTTATGATTTGTGTTATAACAAGCTATCAAGCTACTCGCACTGCCTACATGAGTATCAAGTATAATGTCATTAGGTTTTGCGTATCTGTTTAATAACCATTCATATAGCGCAATGGGCTTCTGTGTTGGGTGTATGCGATTTTCTTTACGCTTCATATTTTGCTGAAGCATTCCGTGCCACCTATATTTAATCTTCCTTACTGCAGTACCGAACGAAGTCCATGCAAGCTCGCAATCAGCAAAATCGTTATCTCCATTATCTTTATCCCAAACAATCCAACAACTACTATCAAACGGCATTTTGCTGATAAAATGATTTGCTCCCCAAATAATCTGATTTTTTGACACTCTAAACAGTTCATTGAAATATTTTTCGTTTGGTGGTTTTATATCCATTCCGCTAAAACTCTTGTAATCTTTTGCTTTTGCTAGGTTACTTCTTGTATGGTTTTTATCACCATTTTCTCCAATTCCATATGGTGGGTCTACAATCGCAAGGTCAAAATATTTGTCGGGAAATTCTTTCATTCCTTGCGTACAATCCATGTTGTAATATCCAAAATCTAACATTTTCTCTTACCAAAAGGAAACCTCGGTTTTATGTGCGCACAACCTATTCCTTTCTTTGATTTTTAGTTAGTTATCTTCTTTTCTCTTAAAATCCTCGCAAGACACATCAAGCAAGCAACCGCATTTTTCGGTTTCCATTCCTCCCCAATATGTCTTATATCTGTAAGAGTTTTCGCATTTAAAGCAGAAATCCTTGCCATTGTTCAATTTGCAACTTGTCTTTTTATCTTCCAGCTTTTTCCCGATACTCTCGTTTATCCTTTTGAGTTCCTCGACCTTTTTCTGCGATTCCTCAAAATCTTCAATGAGTTTATTGTATTTCTTCTTGCTTAAAATCTTCATTCTGTATCACCCTTTCTTTTTCTTCTTAGGCTTAAACTTAAAAACATCATTTTTCTGACGGCTTACCATGCTACGATAGCCGTTCATTTTACTAGCTTTGCTCTTACTCATACCTCACACTCCTTCCGGTTTCTCACACCGCTCAAATTCGATCACCCATACCCACGGGTTTGCATCCCAACTGTAACGATCAAGATCAGATTTCTTGATGGTTGAATCCCAAAGGTCATGAAACATACCTTTTACGAACTCGTCTCCGACGTATTTTAAAGGTTCTTCTTCAATTCCTTCTTTCACACACCCTTTTCCGTCAATATCCTGCAACCGCTCTGCCCTCACATTCGTAACCTTAAGCCAGATACGTGCGGCTTCTTTCGGCATGTGGATGGATGGGTGCCACTTCGTAATATCGGCAATATCATCTCTTTGCCAATCTTCATAATAATAGTAACCATTCAGTGCTCTTTTCCACGTTTCTCGGACATACAGGATATCGCCCGGACAAATAGGACAAGTTCTTTCTGCTATGCTTAACTGCTCCGTATGCTCCTTATCAGCAAAGTTATGTACTGCATAAGTCCGACTGTCAGCATTGTAAAATTCCATATCCGGCACAGTACACTCATTGGCATCTTTGCAAATTCGCCTTGTGCAAGTCTTCCTTCCGTCCAGAATTGCCCTCACCATTTCGGTACTAATTTGTTTGTTGAATAAAATCGATTTAATTGGCATCTACACCACCTCATCTTCCCATTATGTCAGGGGATTTCTCCCATGAATTTCTAAACGCTTTTGTTCGAAGTTCTTTATTTTCTGCCCTTAACGCTTTATTTTCTGTCAAAATCTTCTGCAATTTGCAATCCTTTTTATGCTCACATCTTGTGTCCGCAGAATACTCGGTACACATTCTACATAATTCTATGCTTGTCACTTTACTCCACCGCCTTTCACAATCTGGATTGCTTTGCCAAATGCTTCAAATCTTCCCTGGCTTCTCCCATCATCGTAGATCTGTTCGCCGTCTCCGCATCCGTCCTCGTCGCAATCATCTGGTCTGTCCTGCTCTGCTTTCTTCAATTTTCCCAACTGTTCCAGAACCTTGTCTACATCATAAGCCGTCGGATATTCTTCTAGTAAATACAATACTGCATTTGTATTTACTAAAGTTCCATTGCTTAAAGTAACCGATTTTAAATCTTTCTTTAGTGCATCTGCATCAATCAGTCTCATCGTTTTTTATCTCCTCTTTTCAAATAATCAAAAATCTCATGTCCAATCATCGCTACAACTGACAGAACGCAAAAAAGTTTAACTCCAAATTCTGTTAGAATATCTAACCTAATAGCTATAAGTATTAGCAGAAAGAAATTTATGTACGATTGAAACATCATTCTTCATCACTCCAATCAAACCTACAACCGCACTTACTACAGTAATTTGGTGCATTGTTGTTATTCATTATTCCTATATCGTGACTGACTTTGATTGTGTTTCCGCATTCACAATGGAATACAGAAAGAGTATCACTTAGGTTATGGTTAAATATAGGTTTCTTGGTATGTTTGCTATCGCATCTGCAACAAGGCTCATTATTTCTTGAATTGCTGTTGTTCTGGCAGTTACAAGTGTGCGCCTTTTCTTTTGTCGCTAAGTCAAGATAATATTTCAAATCTTTTATCAAACTGATAGTTCCGTAGAGTTGTTTTTCTTCAAGCATTTCAACAACTTCCGATATTCTTCTATCAAAGTCTCGCTCGCTTACGCTTTTAAGAAATTTATCCATTCTCTCCACCTCTCATTTCTTTCAGCTTGGCTTCGGCTTCCTCTTGTGATAAAAACCAGGTTTCCTTGTACATTTTTTCTGACAGGATTCGGTCTGTTGCATATTCTCGATCCTTATCACACTCCATGTACCATCCTTTTTCTGTAAAAGTAATCAAGGCTACTTTCTGATGATAAACTTTGTTGTTCTCCGGGTGCAGACTTAAAATATTTAATTCATAATTGATTTTGCTAGGAATTATATATACATCTGAGCCAATTCCACACGGCAACCGCAGAAGTAATCCCTGCTCCTCTGCATCCTCGTAATCCGCTAACTTCTCCATTGCGCAATAACCTTCTTCGCAGTTGGAATAATATGAATTAGGCTTTTCGCCATAGCACGAATACAAGGTTTTTAAGGATTCTTTCTCGTAATTCTCTTTTACTAAGATTCCATCCGCTGTCCGCTCTGTTAATCTCTCCATGTTTATTCCTCACTTTCTGCCAGCTTCGCGAATTTCCAACTTGCAATATCTGATTCACCTTCTGCGCTCCATGATGTTGCTCCATGATACCAAGTGAACACCGTGCCGTTTTCATACATTGCAAAATATCCCCGATTCCACTCGCCGCTTTTTACGTCTTTCACAAGAATCGGCGTATCGACCGCTACCTTGCTCCAATCAACAGGCGGCTCGACATACTCCGAATTAAGCCATTCTCGGAAATTATACGTACTACCTTTGCACGAATCTGATTCATAAAAATCGCACTCTTCACATTTAATTTCTTCGCAAATTGCAGGCTTTCCATTTTTTAATCCAAACAGTGCTGTGTTTGCCGCAAGTTCTATAATCTCATTTCCGTATTTTTCTTTATTTGTCATATTAAACCTCCAAATCGCATACAAACTTAATCTCATTCGCCAAACTCTGCGCTATCATCGGTACAGTCAACTGAAACTGCTTGTAATTAGCCAATGTGTCGATGTAGTCAATAAACTTGTCCGTGAAATACTGCAACTGTTTCGCTGTTATCTTAAATTCCTTTTTCAGAATCGTAAGTGTCAGTGCAAAATAGTTAAACAAAGATGCACTGGAAAGCCTGTATGCTTCACGCTCGATGCAGAAACCTTTCTTTGCATACATGTTCATTAACTGTCTCTGTGGAATTTTTCCGACTTCTTCTTTGATGTCGATTCCGTATTTACTTTTCAGATAAACAGACAAGTCCTTCCCGGTATTTCCACCGGATGCTGCTTCATCTAAGTAAGATTTCAAAAAATCCTGCAACCGGATGATTCTTGCCTGTCCGAAACCGAATTTGTCATGCAGAATTATGTACCCAATCACGACAAAATCTTTGTATGATTTTGATATAACCTTATCGGCATTTCTCTTTTCAAAATCATTTCGCCCGATAATCCGCATTTCCTGTTTTGTGTAAAATGTGGGTTTTTTCTTCCGTCTCAACGCATTGCTCATTTCTTTGATTTCTCCTTTCTGTATGTGATTTCCAACCATGCAAAATGGCTCAATACAAGCTGTCTTGCACGCTCTTCAATCTCCATACCTTTGTATTTGTTTATCAATGATTCTCCGGCTTTTACAACTTCATCCCACCAAGAATCAGCATTGTCCGGTGAATAGTATTTCTGAATGAATTGCCAATAATCCATAAATACTTGCCATTCTTCCGAACCCTTTTCTATTTTTGCACTTGCCATAGCAGCTACCTCTAAAACGGACAATCGCCATTGTATGGCTTGAATCCGTCCCCACGTTCTTTCTTTTTGATTTCTGCTACAACATCATTGAATGGTTTTTCGATTTCAACGAATTTCATGTGATCTCCATCAAACTCCATTGCTTCACGCATTGTCATTCCCTGTCTGTTCTTCTCGATTTTTACACCCTTGGCTCCCTTGTCATTGTCTGACAGATTCCACAGCATAATTATGTTTGACGCATCCTGTTCGATTGCTCCTGATTCCCTCAACTCTGCCATGGTAGGTTCTTTTGTGTCTCTGCTTTCGGAAGCTCTTGTTATCTGCGAAAGTGCTATTACATGCGTATTTAAGTCTCTTGCAACCGATTTTAAACCTCTTGAAATTGATGCTACTTCTTCATTTCTTCCGGAATATCTGTTATCCGGCATAAGCAATTGCAGATAGTCAACAACGATAACGTCAAAGTTTTGGTGTCTGCATTCTGACTTTATTTCTCTCGGAGATACGGTTCCGGATGCAATCCATAATTGATAATCACTCATTTCTTCATTTGCTTGGTTAAATTTTTCCTTTTCATCACCAAGAAACGCTTTTGCCCTTCTGATTCTCGTTAAGCCGATTTCCGCAAGTCTTGAAATAAATCGCTCATACACCTGTTTATCGCTCATCTCCAAATTGAAATATGCAACTTTAAGTCCCTTTTTTGCCATATTCCCAATAATCTGCGTTGTGAGTGCGGATTTTCCGACTGCAGGTCTTGCGGCAATTACTGTTACATCACCGCGTTCAAGGTCTCCAAGCGCATCATCAAGCTGTGATAACCCGATTTTTATACCGCCCTCTCCAACACTTTCGTTAAAATATTTGTCTCTGTTCTCAACTGAAATCTGCTTGATTGGTTTTAGCTTTACTTCCTTTCCCTCTTGCAAATGCTCAAGTCTCGTAAGAAGATCGCTGATTGTATCATCAATGTCGCATGGTTTTAAACTGGATTTCTGATACATGTCACGAACCATTCTTGCCTTGTATTCTTTCGCAACCGCATCGGCATAACTTTTAACCATGGTTGAAGTGATTGTTTCGGTAATACAGGATTTCATCAATTCACTAATCTGTTCCTGGGTGTATTTGTGGTTCTCAAGTGCCATTGATAAAGACATTGGGTCAATACTTTCATTCCGGTCATACATGGCAAGCATTTCCTTGTATGTGTCCTGCGCAAAATCCGAACTAAACATTTCCGGTTTCAGCGTTCGCCAGATACTATTTAACACATCATTGTCAATCAGTACGCACCCGATTACTCCGAACTCTGCTTCTGTCAACTGCAATCACCTCGTTTCTCCGCAATCTGCAACCAATAATCGCAATCGTTTTTCAGCCAATCGACATATTTTGGAATGTATCGAAAATCCGTATCGTCCGGATTCTTTTCTTGATAGTCACTCAAATATGCCTCTGTGGCTTTGTATAACAGCCGTGCAATGTCCGGTTGGTTCTCTTCGATAACTTCTAGCACTTTATCCATCCAAGCTGTTTTAGAGGTACTATACGCTGTTTTCTTTGGGTATATACTAAAAGTCTTTTTCCATGCATCGTCAAAATCAAACAAATCTCCGGAATCGGTCGACAGCGAATTTTCTTTTATATTTTCTTTCTCTTTATCTTCTTCTTTATCTGAAACAGCGACGTCAGACGATTTATCGGGCGATTTTTGCTCAATTAGGTTCTTCTGCTTCTTTCTTCGGTTCTGCTGATATAGCCTGTCACGTTCCTTTTTCTTCTCATAAGCGTCAAGCGTTTGGTGCTTATTCCAATTCGGAATCGTTATCACATTGTCAACAACCTCAATCATTCCAAACTCTTCAAAGGTCTTAAGCGCAAGTCTTACCGTGTTCAAATCTCTGCGAAAAATGGTGGCAAGCATTTCATCCGTGAACGGCAATTTGTTGCTCATCATAAACACACCGTTGTTATTCTGTTTCCCGGCAAGAATAAGAAGTTTGAACCAAATCGTAATGATGCTATCCGCACTCGGCATACTCTCAATCAGCAGAATCTTTTCATCATCAAAGACATCTGTTGTGATCTTAATCCACTTGACTTCTGCCATTTAATCACTCTCCTCATATGTACTTTCAGAAATCAAAGTCATAAACTTCTCATACTGTTTTTCAGAAACTTTGTTACCCTGTTTCTCCGGCTTTAAACGGATTTCAAGGTGCTTTTCAGCGATATGCGATAATTCCTTGGCAAGAGTCTTTTTGCCCTGTTGTATGCCCTGCATATAGCCTTTAGGCGCTTTTCTTTCTCCTATTGAGCCACTAGCACGATTTTCTCCTTGCCCGCCTAAACTGACATTTCTAAGCTGATAACCTTTATCTGCATACAGTTTGATGTAATACTTTTCTTTATCGTCAAGCTGGTTCTCCGGAAAATTCAGAAATTCAACTCGCCAACCATAAGGGTTATCGCTCTCGTTGTACAACTTATGCTTGCGTAAACTAAGGTCTATGTGCTGGTCAAAGCCTGCAAGGTGGCTACACAGTCTGTTGATTATACGCAGCGCTTGCCCGATATACGCATACTTAAATCCATTTTCATCTTCTCGGAGTAAGAAATATATTCCACTTTTGTCATTAAGCTTTGGATTCAACGCAAGCCACTTCTGCTTGTTCTTGGCTTCGATGGCTTTTGCCTGTCTGAATTTCTTATAATCCAACTCATTCACTTCCTCTCCAATGGCTTCATGCTCATTTGAGCCACAAACTTTCCGTAGCTCATTCCGGAGGCGCGTGCCATATGATTCACAGCCTTGATTGCATCATCCTTTTTCTTTGGCTTTCTCAATCGTTCTTTAACTTCATTGCCGATGCAGTCTTGGCAATCAACTTTTCGTTCATCTATCGTCATAAACAGTCTGCCGCATTTCGGGCATATTCTTGTATACACAATTCTTCCAGCCTTTTTAAAATTTCTAAACTGCGCAGATCTTCTTGCGCATTCTGGTCTACAGTATTTCTGATTTTGTTGTTTCGGCTCAAATTCAGCCATACAGTATTCGCATAATTTCAATTTTTACCTCCAATCTTTTGTAAGGGCGGCACGGTAAACGCACCGCCAAGACATGGCTTTCAATAAGGTTTGTGATAACTATTCGCCAAACAAGATAGTTTCTTTTAGGCTTTCGCCTTGGTGTTTCAACCTATGAAATGACTGTGAACTGTTTTAAATCAGCAAGCTCATTCTTCAGATATTCTTTGATATTATCCATGGCTTCGTTTTTCCATGCCCCACCATCAGCTTCAAAGATTGCACATTGCACACCATTTACGGATTTCATTCTAAAAATAAAATCACTTGCCGGCTGCTGCACTTCTAAAAATGTTCTATACGGAATCAGAGTAACCGGATTTGGCACAACAGCATCTGCTTTGCTAGCAAGCCCTGTCTTAACGGTTGCTTTCTGCGTAACGCCATCATCACCATACTGTGCAACAGTTCCGTCTTCTACCGTTCCTGCAAATTTCAAAACAAGATCCCTGTCAGCATTCGAAACAAATTTTGACTGCAAGGCAATCACAAAGCTTTCATGATCAATAAAACTTCCAAACCGGAAATCCGGCAACTCTGCATTGACCTCAACCAAATGTTCCCGCTTTCTATCTGCATCGAGAGATGAATATAAGTGAACTTCAGTCGGAGAAATCACATGAATAATCATCTTTTCTGACATGCTATCAATATTCGCCTTGATATACTCTACAAGACTCGTCAATGTTTTCATTTCAATCGTACTCGCATACGGAACGTAACTGATGCGATTAAGCGGCTTGTCCGAATATGTATTACCACCAATTTCATTGATAATCGGTGTTTTTAAACCAACGATATACTCCAATGCTTCTTTAATCATAATTTTTTACCTCTTCTTTCTATGCCTGTTTTGCCTGTCTGAAATCTACAACGCCATCATTTTCTTTGGTTTCCTCGATTATTTCTCCTGTGTCCGTATCTACGGTCTTTCCATCGATCTGCTGTTCTTTCTGGTATTCATCAAGGGAGATCTGACCTTTGATACCTGGTCCGTATTCCTCGGCAAGAACTTCTCCTGTTGCAAGATTGGTTCCAAGGGCAAACTTTGTCTCTACTGGCTTCGGCTGCGCAAGTTTCTTTTCAACAGAAATTTCACAAGTCGCATCGTCTCTGTCTTCGTTCTGCGTGAATTTTAACTTGATAACTACCTCGCGTTTGTTCTTCCACGGTGTATTAGGATCCTGCATATTCTCAAAAACATCCTGCAATGCTTTCTGGGACTTTTCCTGCAATGCACCGCTTGCTAATTCTGCTAAATCAATTGGATTCATAAAAAATTCCTTTCTGTGCATGGTTAATAGTTGCTATATATAAAATTGACCGGTCAAAATTATTGCTTGTCAGAACGGGCAAAGGTTCATATCAACCTCTAATCCTTTTTCTGAAATATAAACATTCGCTCCATATTTAATTGTTTCTTTCGTTCGTTGTAGGAATAACGCGGGATCTCCGCTTGTGTCCGATAAGTGTATTAAAACGACATTTCGTAAAGCTGGGTTGTCGTTCGTCTGAATAAATTTAAGTGCCGTATCAAGGCTCATATGACCTCGTAAACGGTGTTCATAGTTCGGTTCATTCCGATCTACCAAGTCCATGCTATAATTGGCTTCGACCATGATATGCTCAACCTTTATACCGGAAAAGTCATATCTGCAATATTCCAAGTCGGTTAGGAATAGCAGCTTACCCATTTCCTCATGCTCGATTAAATAGCCGTAGCACTCGATTTCTGTATCATGCGGTACATTGAAGGGTGTTACAGTAAAACTGCCGATTTGCCGTACTCTGCGTGGTGGAATGGCTATTGTACGCTCTCCGGTTATGGTTTCAAGTGCAGTCTGTGTTTCAAATGTCGTATAAACCGGAATGCCGGATTTCATGAAATCTTTTATGTATCGTGCATGGTCTCCATGTTCGTGGCTCACAATGCATCCGGAAACATTTGCTATTTTCCAATCAATCATCTTCTTAAAATCAAGAAATTTGCATCCTGCTTCGATTGCAAGGATTTCTCCATTGTCGGCAATTAAGGCGTATGAGTTACCGGATGAACCGGAACCTAAGACTTTTAATTTCATAGGCTACTCCAATTCTTCCTCTGCCGGAAAGTGGAAATATCCATTCAGATTGTTAAATTCCACACGTTCGCAAGTATCCTTAACTACCACAGTTCCAAAGCCGCCTTTCATAGCAGCCTTTAGCGTTTCATTGAAATCATCTGGAATATCCGCATTTGTGATAAATTTGCCTGCATATGCAACTCTAAGCATTTCCATGGCTTTCTTTGCTTTTTCTTCGGTGGAATATTCAGCAATTTGCATGTCATCAGTAAGCGACTCAACACCTGTTAAGTTTTTGTTCAGGAAATAAATCCTTGACTTGAATCTCTGAATAATCACCTCTTCGTATGGCATATCAATCGTGCCGTCCTGTGAAATTACTCTCATAGCAACCTCCTAATCTTTCATAAAGTCCGGTACATCCGCATCGCCACACGGGGCATTGTCGGCTTCGGTATGTTCTGGCTCGACTGCTGCACTTTCGGTTGAACAAGGTTCCGCCGTAACAAATGGCTCACTGTTGGCGTTCTCCGTAATATCACGCTTGAGCTGTTTCTGTAAATCTTCCATCGGATATTCCTTGAAATCTCCATCCTCGATTTCTTCCTTGGTATAAAGTCCCATTGTCAGTTCCGGGCAATTCAGGCTAGAGAAGAATGATGCTGCTCTATAACGAAGCATTAACTGCGGCATTGTTTTCCACTTGCTACCGTTCTTCTTCGTCCAACCTTCATCATCTGCCATCTGCATATTAACTTCCATGCCCTCAATTCTTCGACCATTTTTCATAGTCCACGCAGTGCAAGAATAAGGTTTTCCGTTCTTGTCCTTGGTTTCGTCGTACTGCAACTCCATGTCGAATTTGTTGCTGGCATTGATAGACGCGATCAAAAACTTACTGCTCCAGCTTGGCTTGCCCTGTATCAGAAAAAGGTTCTGCATAACCATAAGTGGGCTGATGTGCATTCTCTGCGCCTGCTCAATGGCGATCAAACAGTTAGATGGATTTTTCTGATACGTCTGCGGAACTATTGTTGACTCGGCTAACGCTTTTGCCATCTGCATAGCCATGATGAAATTGTCGGATGTTCCGAAAATTCCAAGGCTGTAATCGGTAACCTTGTTATTGTGTGTTGCAACCTCTGTCTTTTCTTCTGCCTTTACTAATTCTGTGTTCTCTGCCATAATTATTTTTCCTCGCTTTCTTTCCTTATTGCTTTTCTAAATGCTCCATTTTTAAGGAATTTCAAAACAAGATTGAGTTGCATATTCTTGAAAACCTCTATGTGCTTTGTACTGTGATACCACATTACCCATTCCTGTTTCAAAAGTTCCTCAATGCTTGTAATCTGCTCACCCTCTGCGAATTTTCGCTGACTCAAAAGATATTCCCTGTGTTTTTGAATGTTCTCGCATTTTGCGCACTCTTCGGAAGAATACCTTGAACAATGCTTTCCATTAAGGTTTACAGACAATGCACAATATCTACATGGATTAACTCTCATCGTCACCACCGCCTTCCGGTTCATCACACTTCTTCACAACTGCCACCTTATCAGCGCCGTAGGTATCCACCCACTTCATATCCACGGTTTCATCCGTGACCGTCAGCTTTGCACCCTTGTCATTTACAACCGTGTCACCAGCTTTTACATTATCCTCGGTACGATACACATAGCTTCTTGTGCTGTTTGGAAATTTCGCTTTGATATACTGCATTTATCTGTAACCTCTCTTTCCTTTATTTTTTTGCGTCTCTCTCACAATACGGAAGAGAACAATGTCCGGGTTCCGCAAAACCAAAGAATCCTCTCTTACTTGCACTCTTCCAACGCTTGCATGACATACACCGCGCATCAGGCTGTATGATGTTATTTTTTGTCCCTATTCTTGACATTCTACATACCCTCCACTTTCAACTGTTTGTCCTCTGATACTGTCAGAAGAATTAACTGTGCATCAACAGCCGGTACATATTCGTCATTGATACTTTCTGCACCATCAAGGAAAATCGGAACATACATATTAAAGAACTTCTGAAAACTGTTGCAAATATCAATCTTCGCTTCAATTTCCCTGCCAGTGTTTGTTGTGTCCCCGAATACCTTATAAATGCCGGTTTCTTCATCAAGTACCGTAGGAATACAAACTTCCTTATATTCTCCATTCTTCTGGAAATCGAACAACTTCCAACGTACAATACCGAAATGCTGATTGATTTCCTCAACAAGCAACTCATTCTTTCGCTTTGAAACTTCTTTGAGCTGATAAAGAATCCTCTCGGCATCTGCCTTTGCTTGTCCATACTCGTTCTGTTTATGTTGCATATCTGCAATCTTGTCATCAATTTGAACATTGTTTTCAGCCTGTGCAATAATCTTATTTACTTCATCAAGCTGGCTCTGCAGATCTGCTTTCTCGACTTTCAAATCAGTAACAATCTTGTCCGCACCATCAGATTCCAGCTTTTCAATATCGGCGAGAACCTTGTCACGCTCTGCTTTCAGTTTCACATAATCTTCATTCTGCGTGTAATCAGCTTCGCTCGGGATCTCGGATAACTGCTTCGAAAGTTCTTCTTTCTTTGCAATGGCATCCTGTTCCTGTTTCTTTAAAGCGTCAATTTCTGTATTCAGATCAGCATTTTTCTTTGTAAGTTCGGTAATAAGTTCTTTCTTCTCGGTGCCAATAGTATTCAACCGATTCAGTTCAACCTTTTTGTCAGTGTCAAACTTAAATCTTTTTGCTTTCAGTTTTTCTTCTGCATCCGCCTTGGCTTTTTCTTTCCGGCTTTCAAAATCAGCCTTTAACTGCTCGATTTTATCTTCTGGCAACTTCTGACCGCACAGTGAACAAACAGTGCTATTTTCATCAAATACCCACTTGGATTCGTCAAACAGGTAAGGCGCTTCATCAAATGCCTTGGCATATTCTGCATTGTACTTTTCTCCAATTTTCTTCCGTTCTGCATCCGCATCTGTGATAGCCTTTTCATTACCGACAATCTTATTTTCTTTCAAAGAAATCGTCTGCTCCAGATGTTTTAATTCATCTTTGCAACCGCACAGATCAGCATCAATTTCGTATCTACGATTGGATAATTCGCGGTTCATCGTCTGTGTAATTCCGGATATATCAAGTTGTAACCGCATTTCCTTATCGCGCAATTCGTCAAGCGAATGATCGGCACCGGCAATCTTCTTATCGCATTCAGCGATTCTTCTTGTCAGATCAGCCTTGGCAAGTTCCTGCTCTGCCACATCTACATCAACTTTTGCTTTCTCCAGACCGATAATCTGATTAGGAATCGCATCTAACTGTTCAACTGCTTTCTTCTTGGAAGCGTTATTCATGGCTTCAATTTCCTCGAATTTATAAGATTCAAGTAGTTTTGCAACATCCGCAGTTTCTTTATTCATTTGCGCAATCTCTAAATCTGTTTTTGCACTTGCCATAGCGAATAAGGATTTTCTCATTTCATCCTGTTTTTTCTTCAACGACAAATCCTTAGTGAACACATTCGGGTGCGAACAAATGAGGAATTTATCAAACTCAAACCCTAATTCTTCCAGATATGCCTTAAAATCACGTTCTGTCTTAGGCACAGAATTGATCTCATATGTATTTGTGATAGTAACTTTCGAAACTCCATTTTTATCCGGTTTTCCAACTTTTCGCTTCTGCATCTTGGAAAGAGTGATTTCTTTTCCACCTACATCGACAGTTGCAGTAACGGTTGGAATGCAATCTTCTATATTGTCCGGTCTGATATTTGGATTGCTGACAAGTTCATAGTTCTTATCAGACGTCAGCCAGTACCATGCCGCCCCGATTGTGGTCTTTCCTCTCCGGTTCATGCCGGAAACCCTTGTTGTCTTGCCAAATTCGTATGTCTTATCCTTTACCCCCTTGAAATTTTCAAGTCGCAACGATTTTAAAATCATTCGCATTATTCTACACCCCCACGATTCCTTTTATTGACAACTCATATGTGACTTTTTCCACAACGCGACCATCTTTACACGTTTTCTGATATCTCCGGCTCTGTAATCTGCCGTATGTGCTTACCTTATCACCTAAAGCAAGTGAGTCCGTATACTCTGCACACTTTCCCCATGTAATGCAAGTGATTAAATCCTCTTTTCCGTTTTCTCTTACTGTTTTGAGTTTTACATCACAGATTTTACGGCCAAGTGGTGTTTCTCTAAGGTGTTTTTCCTCGATAATTCCGTCAAGACTTACTTCATTCAAAGGGCTATCATCCTCTGGTTTTGTGATTGTATCAGCCATGACATATGTAAGAATGGCTTTTCCAGATCCTGTTCTCACGCGTCTAGTAATTATCTTTCCACAGACGTATACCGTTCCGCTAATGCCCGTATCGCTGATTTCTTTGTCAAACAGTACCGGAAGAATATCTGCGACACCGCTTTTTCTTTCAACTTCGATAAAAAATTTATAAAAAATCTTACCGCTTGATTTATGGCTTTCCCTTGGTGCTGATACAACATCACCGATCAGTGTTATTCTGTTCTCCATTGCTTCTCCTCTCCATTTCTCTGTCAAGAACATTTTCAAAATTATCTTTATCATTATGTTTCTTTCGTTTCCCTGCCAAAAGTTCAGCAAGCATACGCTTTTCTTTCGTGGAACATCTCGTGCCACTTATATACACAACACCTACCATGCATCCTCTCTCATTCTGCGTTTTCTCTTAATTCGCTTGTCAAGTTCGGCTCTCTTCCGGTCTACTTCCGACCAGTAATACATGATTGCCGCAATTACTGCCCCGGCTACAAATTTAATAGCCGCCATATTCCCGGCCGCTCCCTCACTATCCATATAGCACGCGGCAACCAAGGAATATTCCATTGCAACCGCGCCTATGATGAATTGAATTACTTTTTTCATTCATGCTCCTTTCAGAAACTTGTTTACAAAGTAAACCTGTCCTTTTCCGGTAACTTTCGTTGTCTTTGTGATTCTTACTGAACCGTCCGGATTCTGAATGTTGCTTTCCTTAACCTCGAACAATCCCTGTTCAACATATCTCTGCTTTGGCATATTCCTAGAAGTACCACTTTTAATAAGGAAGTTATTCTCTCGCAACCACTCAAACAACCGCTTCTGTCCTATCTGCACACCATTCTGACAAATCAGCTTTGCTAAATCTCCAATGAGGATTGATGTATGGCTTGCTGATACTGCATCAGCGAAAATCTCTTTAGGTATCATTCCTTGTATGCGCGAGTCCTGCATGGCAATGATGTTGTTCTTTTCGTCAATCTTTCGTTGCGCTACCATAAGCGCCTTGGAAAGCAACTCTTCATCAGACAAGGTTTCCTGACCTGCTATGTAGCCGCCATTCTTTCTGATTGACGGAAGGACTTCTGATGTAACCCATTCTGTAAATCTTTCTGCGCTATCTTTTCGACTTTGGAATACTGCCTTGTAAAAATTGCTTTCATTGATATAAAGAAGATTTTGTTCGCCACCATTTGTAGGGGTAGGAATAGTATTCACACCCTTTGGGTTTAATCTCTCCTTTACCTTTGACGGTTGCGACAACCCCAACGCCTTGCAAACATCAGACAAACAAAACATAGGCTCATTATTTACCACTGCGGTTCGGACTTCTCCAAACTCTTCATTATTAAAAATCTGTAATTCGTTCATAGCTCTCCTTTCTGTGATATAATTCCCTTATCATCAAATAAGGGAGGTGATACAATTTGAAATACTTTTTGTTTTGCGATTTTTCTACAATATCCTGCGACCGAGAAAAGATGGCAGAGATATTAACTGAAAACGATATAACGTTCGCAAATATCAATAATTTTTGTTGGGAACTAAAAGTTCCGGATAAGTTTGGAATTCCAATCTGCAACACAACAGCAGAATCTATTCACTGTCTGTTTTATCAGTACACTCACAAGAACTCTCTTCTTCTTGTGGTAAAAGCAAATGAATATTTTCCAAACGGAGATTAGGATATAATCTCTTTGTTTCTTCATATACGGTTTTGGGTTTCAGCCATTTCCGCATATGGAGAACCTGTTCCATGACATCCATATCGTGAATATCCACTTTGTTTAAAATCTTCTGCAATTCCTTTTCCATTCCATTGAAATAGGAAACCGGAACAACAATTATGTCATTTGCTGATTTAATCTCTTTCAATCTCTCGCCCCTTTCTAATTAAGAAGAGAATCAACAGTTACATTTAAAACCTTTGCAACGGCGTTAAGGTTTTCTGCACTAGGGCAAGATTCGTTCCATTTGCGGATTGTAGCATTGCTAAGTCCTGCTTCTTTCTCGACTCTCATAATGTTTGTGCCCTTTTCATTGCAAAGCTGCTTGATTTTGTCGTAAAGCAAATCGCACACCTCCTTTTCTATAGACTTAGAAAATATTCTATTGACATAATGTAGATAATATTCTAAAATAAGTTTGCCAAATGAATTTAAGAACAGTCTCTATTTATATTTCGTAGAACATTTTCTAGTTGATAAAGCTATTATATAGAAGATGTTCTAGTTTGTCAACCCATTTTATAGAAATTGTTCTAGTGAAATGGAGGGAAATTATGACACCGCTAGAAAGAATTAGGTTATTGTGCAAAAAATCAGGAATTAGCATGACTGCCTTAGAAGAAAAGCTGGAATTTAGCAACGGCTCTATCTCAAAACCGAAGGATATTCCATCATCGAGAATAATAAAAATTGCTGAATATTTTGGAGTGAGTACAGATTGGATATTGACAGGCGAAGAAAACTCTGCATTTTCGGATGAATCAACTCATCTTGCATCGAAAATTGTTTTAGACGCGGAATTAAGCAGTAAGATTGAAAAACTTCTATCTCTTTCGGACAAGAAGAAAAAGCACGTTTTTGAATTGATTGATTTATTGAGTGAGGAATAGTTATGTATAGAAATGTTCGTGGTTTTTGTGATAAAGAAAATAAGAATTTAGATATTAGAATTGAATTTATCCCATGCGGCACACAAGAAGGCAATGAATATGCTCTTGGTAAAATAGATTGCGCCTATAGCGACGCAACCTATCACTGCAATAGAACAGAATGTCCTATATGGCGTGGTCTTGATTCTTAAATTTAATCTCAATCTCGCCCTCTCCCTCATTTCCTTCTAATCTTGTAACAAACGGAGAGTCTATTGACATATTGATACAATTAAAATCAAGATGAACAACCGGCATGGATTGCGCTTTCTTTTCAAATCGTATACTGCGCACTCCATGCACTACATGACCGTCAATCAAAACTTCGCAATAAATGCTTTTTTCATCAATTGACCTGATTTCAAGTTTTGAATTTTTCATTTCTCAATCTCCTTTACAATGTCAGAAATAAAAATATAAATACAACGCAAAATCCTTGAATCATCGATTTTATCAAGTAATTCAATTATCATTTTTTTAAAGTCCATAACAAAACCCCCAATCCTTATACCCCATTATAGAACGTGTGTTCGGCATAGTCAATCCCCAATTATGGGCGGAGCCATGCCAAACCCCACCCATGCCAGAACTTGAAGCGTCCTTTCGGACAAGTCCATAGTATCACTGCGATATGCATGATTTCAACATTTTTCGGTCGCAAGTTTCGACAGAAAATGTCATTGCAGAGAAGCGGAAAGCTGTTTTTCAATCTCTTCTTGCACCTTTGCGCGCCAACGCATCGGCACTTCATCAATCGTCATCTTCTTTTCTACAAGAATACGTCTCACGTAGAATTTAACCATTATGCTTCACCTCCTGCTACCATATCTGCAAGATCCTGAATTGCTCCGGCATTGGACTCATGCCCGGCTTTCAACTCATCGATTGCTTTCTCCATCTCTGTCTTAGTCCTCAAGCTGACCGTTACGGTGTATGTACCATCTTCTGTGCCATCCTCGCCCATGTTCGGCATATATGAGAATCCTTCATACTTAAGATTCTCATACTCTCCAGAAGCCTGATCATTGTGTGTAAATGTGACCTTTGAGATGTTCTCTTCCGAGAAGGCATCTGTGATTGACTTGATTCCATCAAAGTCTTTCGACTGAATCTGAATATTGCCGAGACTCGCTCCTTCGGCAATTTCAAATTCTGTTTTGTTTTTCAAAATTATTTTATCCATGTTTTTAATTCCTTTCTATAATAAAAATGGTTTATAAGTTACGTTCGAATATTTGTTCGATATATTTTCTTAAACGGCAGTTTAAAAATTAAAGATGTTCCGTGGACACCATATTGCCCAAGAACCGATTTTGCTGACAAGGTAAAATTCGAAGAGGAAAACGCAATGCAATATGGATCTTTAATGATTTGCTCTATACGCATTGAATTATTAGAAAATACTCCTGGTGGATATGTGCAGATTGTGAATTTACCCAAAAAAATGTTTCGTGGCATTAACCAAACAAACATGAATGGGAAAACAGGTCAATGGTATTTATATATTGGTGATAACACAAATAGTAGTAGTATGGTATTACGAGATTTATTTGAATCTGGTAATTATTATTTTAGTTTCATATATTTAACAGCAGAATAAAATTAAACATCTTTTGTATCTGTTATAGTAACGTTACTTATTCTAAGCTTTTTATTACCAGAAGAATCTGCGTATGCAGATATAATTTTTACTTCACCACTCCAATGATTTACTGCAAGTAAACAACCACTAACTTGATCTTGCGCAAAAGCCATTATAAGCCAATTACCACTTGTATTAAAGAATTTACATTTTGCATCAAAAATTTGCATATATGATAAACCTGTGTTCATATTTGCGTTTATATAATTTTTTATATCAGATAATGTCGTTGTATCGGTTGTGACAAGTGTAGGAACAGCAAGTCTATTATTTAAACTGCCGTTTATTTCAGTAATTTTATCGTCCAGTGCCTTTCCCTGCCGGGCATCCAAACCAAATCCGGCTTCTGTGGTTGTAAGGTTGTTGATTAAGTTTGCAGCTGGGAACGCACCATTGATTTTATCTTTTAAAGTGTCAGCCAACTTGATAACATTGTTGACCTGATCCATTGTGAGTGTTGTTCCATCAATGCTGACCTTAAGGGTTCCATCTTCCGCAACTGTAAGTCCATCTGCTGGCTTTACCACACCGGCTTCATCAGCCGTAGCAACACCACCAGCACCACCCACAATCGACTTCGACCAATACTCCGTGTTACTCGTTACCGTTCCTGCCGGAACATCTTTTTTCGCAAAATACAGTGTGTTGTTATAAGTAACTGCATCCAATCTCTTATATGTAGCATTTGCGCTCCACTCGCCTTTAGGCACGATTGCTACTCTACCTGCCACTGCCATATTAAGCCACCTCCCAATTCAAATTTCCGTTATTATCAACGGTAAAGTTATATGCCGCATTGTCCGTGTAAATCAACTCCCCATCCTCATTCACATCAAATTCTGTTATTGTGAGTTTCTTGTTAATCTCGTCTTCGATTCCCTGTACCCGGTCTGCGCTGTCCTTTGCGTCTGTGGCAGATTTTGCCGCGTTGGTTTCGGACACCCCTGCGCTTTTGGCAGATGCTACCGCCTTGGCAGATTCCACTTTGATATCTGCAAGATAATCCGGGCGCAGATGCTTTTCTTGGATACTTCCCTCTTTCACGATTGCGGACACCTTACCGTCACTTCCGATTGCAAATGCAATCGTATCAGAATCCGTAAATTCGTATTCCGTAATCAGTGCAGATAAATCCACGTTCTGCACTGTTCCATCGTCAAGCGTGATTACCAACTGCTGACTTTCCGGATCATACTTGAAGTTGACTGCCAGCTTCTCCAACTTGGTATCAATGACCGCCTTGGAACCATTCATCTTAACGACCGTCAGCGTTCCGTTGGATTCATCCCACAGAATTTCTTTCACAAGCTCATTTGCCTTTGCCAAATCAACCTTAGACGCATCCATAGCAACCACACGATCATCCAGATTGTCAATTGCCAAGTCCATCTTGTTAAGATTAGATTCATTTACCGCTGTTTTTTCGCTGGGAAGATTCTCCCAATTGATGCGGCTATATATTTTCTGCATGGCTCACACTCCTTTCTAACACGGATAGTCTGCGTTCCAGATCTTCGTTTTTCTGCTGCAAAAGTTCGATTTCTTTCTGCTGCATCTGGATCATCTGTATGTGCATTGCATGGAGATTTTCCTTGTCGATTTTCCATGTCTTTGAATCTCCGTGAATTGCTTTTTCATCCTCTTCGGCATCTTCTTTTAGTACAAGTCCGCTATCGGACAATCCGGCATCCTGCAAAATCTTCTCTAAATCCTGCGCAATTAAACCAAACTGTAAGCCTGTGTGCTGCGTGATATATCCGGATTTCCATGTATACTCAACTGGACGCATTGCCATATAAACGCTTTTAATATCCCTTAATGATTGTATATTATTTTTCAGCCTTTTATCGGAACTCGGGATAGAAATCAAAAGACCCTCGATATCCAAGGTACTTTCCCTCGAGCCAAAATTAGACACTTTATTAAAGTGTCTGGGCGAATACTTGGTTGTAGAGCTATCATTAAGTGTATAATCTACATCTGTAAAATACCCACTTGGCAATTCGCTTTTGGTTGCGTAGTCGCTCAGCGAATTGTCAACATAACTTTCAGTTGCCAAGTTTTCCTCGTTTGAATCTGTTACAGTGCCTAGGTCAATGAGTATGTTTTGCAGCATGGGTCTGCCTCTTCCGTCAAGCCCAATAATTGTAAGGTCATCACCGAGCGCTGTCGAATTAAAGTTTAGCGAATCGATTATTGTTACTCGTCCAGCTCCATCAAGTCTGAAGTTGTTGCTTTCGACTATGAGCCTGTTCCCACGAAGCATAATCTGATCGGCACTTGCATTGATCATTGAAATAACTTGGTCGTTCTCGTCTCTTCCAAGTTTCAATTCCAATGATGCGTCTAATTGTCCTTCCGCTTTTTGTGCGCGCTTTACTTCTGTAGCAATACTTTCTGCGGTCTGCTCAAATTTAGAGCTTGTCTGTTTTTCTAAATCCTCATACGTGGATTGAAGATGGTCTGCGTTCCTCTCTAACTTTCCGGTACGTCTTTCCACACTTTCAATCGTGTCTCTGATAGAGTTAACCTTTGCAGAGTGTGTCTGCGTGCCCTGTGCGGAGATTGAATCTCTCTTGCTTTGCACCCCGGTTAAAGTGCGTTGCAATAGGTACGTTTCAACAATTTCTCTTGTGGTATTGAACCGGATGGGTTCGCCAAGTGTCAGACATGGATTGCCGACACAAGTGCAACTTTTAATCGGTGTGTATGCCGCCTGTTTCATAATCGGCAATAGGTTATTTGCAATCTGTTCCAACTCCGCTCCGGTCTTGTCTGATACAAGAAAGTTTCCTGTAATCGAATAGTTGTTTCCGGCAGTTCCAACAATAGCACCGGCATTATCCTCGCTTGTCTTGATTTCAAGCTGTGTGATTGCCTTGCTTTGAAAGTCCTCATAATCAAACGTGATGTAGTGTCCGGTCATGGACTCTGTATTTGCGTCAGACGGAAATAAATTGTCAGATGGAAATAAATCTTCTGCCGGATAAAGTGCGCTTGTGATTGCTTTCAGAAAGACATACTCAAACTTGCCCTCTCGGTTGATATTACCAAAGCATCCGTTAATCTCACAGATTGCCGTTACAACGGTTTTTCCACTGATAGCAGACTCTTCTGTGACTACGCTTGAATCGTCCGTCTGTGTGGCTACAATCGTCTTATTGACAGTCATGGAATCATTGGCAAGGCTTGTTTCAACTTGCGCGATTCCAAGATTTGCAAAAAAGCTATCGCGGAACTGTTTAAGTGTCATTGGAAAGCTAAGTCCTGCATACCAAGACTTTACATCTGTATTGATAATGTCATACATCGCGTCATATGCCGTAATCTGCCGTTTTGTTCGGTCAGCCGTAGGAACATCGGATGCAACCTTAAAAACTCCGTATGGCATAGGATTTTTGCTATCTCCGTCAATCGTTTCTTCGATAGAGATTGTCTTTCCAATAATGTTTCCTGCGGTGTTTCGTGCTGTGAATTTTACGCAATTTGCTTCGCACGCTCCAAATTTTAATTCAGACTCCGAACAAAGACTTTCTTCTAGCGCAAACGTACCGATTTCAAGCATCGAATTGTCTATCTTCTGGTTCGTTCCAACAACAGATATGACTGTCTGTTTATCTGTCGAGGAATCCCAATACTTTTCTTTCAAATTACTATTTATCATATACACCACCTACAAACGAAAATTTGATTGGGTCATATTTTATCTTCCCATGTGCCACAGAATAGAACGTTGGCTGAATATCAGCGATATATCCGTACTGTGTCACATATCCGCGTTTTTCCGGCACATACGCCGTGATATATCCACCGCGCTCCTTTGCCTTGGTATAGTTCTTTTCGATATTTTCCCAAAAATCGTCAAACTGCTTTTCGGTCAGCATGGCTTTGGTTTCAAACTCAACCTTTAGGGCTTTCAGTTCCACGGCATCACGATGCTCATATCCGTTTTCGTCAGTCCAAGGGTCTAAGTCCTGCATATTCAAATAGGAACTAAACGTGCCCTGCTTTATTAAATTGTTCGGTATGGTATAATTGCCAAACTTTACTAAATATCCGCCATATCCCATCGTTTACCTCCTAAAAATGGGTATAAAAATAGCACCTACCGTTTTGGTAGATGCTATCCATTTGATTAAATTTTAAGCTACTACTGATTCCCATTCAGATTTCAGCTTTTCTACATCGTTTTCAAAAAGTTTGCAAGCGATTTCGTACAACTGCGGAATCATTCCCATTTCCCTGTCGATATAATCCATCTTGTTTCTTACTTTGGGTTTGAGTGCACACCCTTCCATCCTTGATTTAAGGTTGCAGTGATATTTCCTTTCAAATTCTCCATAAAGCAACGAATAGCGTTCTTGATACTTTCCATCGGCACCGAAACGGACAATCTGCGTTATCCGCTGTCTCTTGGTTGCCAAGTCAATATCATCAACGAGTCCGATAATAACATCTTCCTTATGGATGATTTCTTTCTGCTGTCTTTTAATGGTTTCATTCTGCTCTCTAACAGTTTTTAATGTCTGTGAAAATATCAGTTTAGTGTTTTCATCTGCATATGGTAGGTAAGTGGAAATAAATAATTCATCATTATTGACATACCCACCTGTTTTACGGATTGTAGGGAGAACCTCGGATGTTACCCAACGTTTGAACTTATGAAGTTTCTCTTTTCTTTCGTTTATAAGGGAGTCGTTTTGTGACACACCCTTTGCTTTCTGCGGTTGCATTTGAAAGAGCAAGGAATACAAACCGCTTTCATTAACAACCGTCATTCTTTGTTTTCCACCGGGAGTATCAATTTGTGACACACCCTTATCAGAATCATCAATATTTGAAAGGCTTCTTCTGTAATTCGTATCTCCAAATACTTCGCATATATCCTTTCCAACAAACCATGGTTCATCATCGACCATGGCCATTCTAATCTGTCCGAATATCGGATTTTCAAATACCTTAATGCCGTTTTGAATCTTAAGCATAAGTTGTGATTTTTTCATTCGTGCCTACCTCCATACATTTTTATCTGAATAAAAAAGAGGAAGCCACTTGTGAAATCACATTGGTTTCCTCTTTCGTACAGTATGGCGTTCAAGTAAGTAATCCGCTTCTTCACGGATAAGGTTGTTTCCTTAGTAATAAGGATAGACTATTTTTGATTTTGTGTCAATCCGATTTTGGAATTAAAATAAGCCGTGTTTCCACGGCTTAAGTATCATTTATCTTTCAATTTTTATTGTAACCAAGTATATGTATATGCTTCATCAACATATATCTTATAACTGCTCGGATAGATCGTATCGTAATTTGAATCGTACGGAAAACTAAACGAGAAATAATCGGTGTCTCCATTCTTTTCACATTCTGCATAATGATAATCATATTTGATCAAGTTGCCAGATGCATCATACATTACGCAAGAAATTTTTACAAATGAAAAATCTTTTCCGGAATCGTTTGTAGCTTCAACCGTAACATTATCTGCTCCAATGTCCGATTGAACCATTATATTGCGAACATCACAAACAGCATTTGTTGCTTCATCAACACTCAACGACATTTTATAGTTATCATAAGAAACATCGTTATAATCAGAATCGCTCGGTGCGTCAAAATAAAGAACACATTCCTTACCGGATTCAAAAGCTCTGTTACAATCGCTTTTGCTATCCAGCATTTTACCGTTTTTGTAGTATACAAGTTTTGCGTCCAGATCAACATTTACCTTGTTGTTGTTTTTCAAGATAGCAACAACTCCATGACCACTATCTTGGTATTCAATTGAGATGTTTTTCTTTACCTTGTTCGCATTAAAGGAAGAAGTGACGGTAACTTTGCAAGAAAGCGTTTTCTTTGCAATTTTTGCTTTTACGTACGTCGTTCCTTCTCCAACCGCCAGAACCTTTCCAGACTTATTTACAGAAGCAACATATTTATTGCCACTACTCCATTTAGCAGTTTTCCTCATTCCGCTTATCTTTAATGTTGCGGATTCTCCAATTTTTAAATTAAGAGTCTTTCTGCTTAATTTGATAGTTGCCGCCTGTGCAACAATCTGTTTCCCATCTGCATTTTGGATTGGCATAGCCGAAATCAAAACGGCAAATGCCAACCCCATCGCTACTAATAATTTTTTTGTACTTCTCATAATGACTCCTTTCTTGTGATATGATTTATTTAGAATTATATCACGTTCTATTATAGAAGTCACTAAAAAACATATACATTGTCTCCGGTTCGATTGTAATGTTCTCTACCATAATCCCTTGCAGCTTTTCCTATGTCGCTTGTAGTAATTCCGAAATTTTTCTGTAAAATAGCTTGCAATAACTGATTTTGCTGTCGCAATAAGGAAACCTCTTGCGCAGATGTTGAATTGATAGCATCTTTGATTCCAGTAATTTCTTGGCTTCCTGCGACCGCCGGCTTACCTCCGACCGTTCCCATAAGTTCTGGAAGCCCGTTTTCTCCAACCGTTGCTATGCTATATTTATCCATAAAACCGCCCGTTGCATAAGCCTTTACTTTAGGTAGGCTCACTTTCGGCACAAGATCGACTCCGCTCCACTTTACCTTTGCTACTTTAGCCGCCGCAGAAACAACACTGTTAAACCCTCTCAAAACGGTATTCACTCCACCGATCAATGAATTTATTGCTGTTTCAATTCTTGAAATTACGGTGTTCATTGCCCCGGCAACGCCACTTTTCACGCTATTCCATAATTTGCTGAATATTTCAGCTACACTTTCTTTCATCTTCGAGAAAGCATTTTTTATCGGGGTGGTTACATGTTCTTTAAACCAACTAGAAACACTGTTCCACGCCCCGGTTACCGCTGTTTTTGCCGCGCTAAATGCTTTCTGAATAGATTCTTTTGCTGAACTAAAAGCATTCTTAATAGGTGTTGTAACATGCTCCTTAAACCAACCGGAAACTACAGCCCATACCGATTTCACAGTTGTCCACAGAACCTTGAATATAGTCGATACTGTCGATTTCAATAATTCAAAGTTCTTCTTTATTGGCTCAATGACTTTTGTTTTAAACCAATCAGAAACAACAATCCATACCGCCTTGACAATAATCCACAATCCTTGAAAGATTTGACCAACTCTTTTCGAAAATCCTTGGAAAAATGAAACAATAGGAGTTATAACATTAGTATTGAACCATCCAGAAACTGTTTTCCATACACCGGATATATCTTTCCATAAAGAAGAGAAAAAACCGGAAACGGATTTCCATAATCCCTCAAAAAATCCGCTTATTGGCTTAATCACATTAGTATTAAACCAATCTCCGGCTTTTGAGAAAATTTCTTTTATTTCTTTCCAATGATCCTTGACTACTACAGTTGCCGTTGCAACAGCGGCTACTATTCCTGCGGTAATCGCTGCCGGTGCTGCCGCTACCCCTAAAATAACCGCTCCGACTGCCGTAATCGTAACTCCGACAAGCATAAGTGCTTCATTAAGCCAACTGAATCCGTTCTTTAGCATGGTCACAAAGTTTGATATTGCAGTAAACGCGCCAATTGCAACAGATCCAATCCCGGTTATAGCTTTTGCTACCGGACTGATAAAAGAAAGTGCGCTCTCTGCCGCACCGCTACCGAATAAAGCTTTGACACCAGCTGAAACAGTTGTTCCAAGTGTAGCAAACGCCCCACCTATTTTTTTTGACAAAGCGGTAGACAATACTGCCGAGATTCCCTCATTTGCCGCAATTTCAACGCCAAGCCTTGATGCAAGTGAACCGGCTATTGCTTTCGAAATGGAAGTCCCTATGATTCCAAGCGCGGTTTTTGCAAGATGCAATCCAAGAATTTTTTTGATTGTCAGCGCACCGACAATAATTGCAACCGTCTTTACATCTAAGTTACTTAAAAACTCCTTTGCTCCGTTCCAAACATCCTTCCAAGAAATTTTACTTAATGCCGTAGTAACTGCATCAAACGCCCCTTGCGCCCATGCATTAAGCGTTTGAGCCAATAATGCAAAGTCAAAGTTTTGGAAAAACTTGTTGATTCCGTCTGCGATTGAATTTCCAAATTGTTTCCAATTAAATGTCGTGCCGAATGAATCTAAACCATGAAGCACCGTGTTTAATGAATTTGCAATCAGTTTTCCGGTTTCTCCGAAAAGCGTTGTACCTTTCTGACCCTCAAATAGCCCATTAAGGAATTTTGCAAGTCCACTACCGAAGCCGGATGCTTTGGCGTATACTTCATCCCACTCGATACCTCGCATTGCATTGATAAGGGAACCGGATATTGCTTTTCCAAGTCCTTCAAGGTCTTTGATGTCGCTTTTGAATTTCTTAAAAATCGTGTCGGTCTGAACTAGTTTTCCGGTATCCCCACCACCAGAACCACCGGAACCAGAACCGCCACCACTTCCACCGCTTCCAGAACCGGAAGTGTTATCTTTACTCTGCTTTGAAATAACCTTTAATTCATCAAATGCACGAGTTGCCTGTTGGATTTCCTTTTTTGCTTTCTTGGCATTTTTTGCGATACCGCCTGTGTTTTTTCCTGCGTTTCCTGCGGCATTACTCAAATCATCCATGCCATCAGATGCGCTTCCAATATCATCAGCAAGACCGCTGATTCCTGCTCCTTTGCTTGCTTCATATTTCCATCCGAAGATAGAACCTAAAGCATTTGTTACCATTTCCGCAAAAGAAATCACCTTCTGTAGAACCGCATTAAGCACCTTGATAAATGGCTTAAATGCATTGATTAAACCACCACCAACGACCGCTCCAAGTGCTTTGAAGTTCTCTCTAAGCATGGTTATCTGGTTATGCCACGTATCTGCTGTACGTGCAAAGTCCCCGGTGATATTGGTTGTATGCGCAAGCACATACTGATAACGCAACATGGCTTTTTCAGCCTGTGTCATTGAGGAAACGTTTGCATCAAGTCCTTGTTTTAACGCCCATTCCTTTAATGTTGCCTGTGTCAAGTCGATACCATAACGCCGCATAGGTGCCGTAGTACCGGAAAATACAGATTGCAGACTTTTGGCAATATCTTCTTGACTCACATCATAGAATGAAGCCATATCTCCGGTTAATTCCGTCAACCGAATAGACATATCTGCCATTTTCCCTTGCGGAATATCAAGGGCTGTTCCCATGGCTTGGAAACGGCTTGCAAACTGTTTCGCAGACAATTCAGACATACCAAATTTTTCAATTGATGTTTTTGCGAAATTGTTAATTAGGCTTTCATACTGCCCGAATGTCTGCCTTACAACGTTCTCAACCTCTGTCAGCGAAGATGATATGTCAATGGCATCTCCAAGTAGCCTAAATCCTCGGAATAAAGCCCAGTACGTTGCATACACTTTTCCGATTGCTGACGCAAGAGAAAACGACTTCTTGGTAACCGCAGAAGCACCGGAACTAAATCCACTAAATGAGCTTGTGATGCTTTTTGCCGCTGTTCCTGCCGCTCCACCGGTACGTGATAATTTTGCCAATGCATTTGTCATGTCAATAATATTCCGGCTTACGCTAGGGGCTTTCGACAATTCGGACATAAGCTGTCGCATTGCTGTGGCAAGTTTCGGGATATTTTCAATCGCCTTGGTGGAACTCTGGTAGCCAAGCTGTTTGATTGCAGATGCAAGGTCGGTCAGACCCTTAACAGATGCCGACATTCCAGAAATCCCTTTTACCGCGTTGGAAATCTGACGCATAGAACCGGCCGCAGCATTAATCTGTTTGCTGTTGATAGAGCCTAATTTGCTTACATTTCTTGCAACCGCAGAAAAAGTTCGTGTGTCAATTCCACGCATTGCCGTCATTGCCCCTGCAAGTCGGTTTACCCCTGTGGAAAGACTATTCAGATTTCCAGTGTTAAGCCCGGAAAGTGCGGAAGATAATCTCCCAAGCCTTGTCACAAGCGCATCTATCTGACCGCTTGCCTGTTGTGCCTGTGCTTGGATTTTTATTTCAAGAGACTCTAATTCCATTTATCCACCAACTTTCTACATAAGAAAAAGACGGTAGGATTTGACCCCTACCGCCCTTGAATTACTTTTTCAGTTTTCCCTTTTTTAGAAGAGAAATCATCTTTGAATTTTCCTCTGATGTAAACTTAAAATTGGAAAATCCGTTCTTTTTTGCGATTTCCGCACGATGTTCTTTCGACACATCATCTTCCCCAACCGCTTTTAATGCTTCAACGATTGAACCGGAATTTCCGGTATACTTCGGATAATACTTGGTTTTGCATTTCTTTGCGCCTTTTACAACAATAACTGTGTGCCCTTTTACGCGTGTCACAAGAATATCTCCGTTGCGAAGAATAAACCCGGCATGATATGAACCCATATCATCAAACAAACCGGATTTCAAAATTACCGGTCGTTCATTAGATGTATTAAAATCCCCCACATCCTTGCCGGATGCATAGATAATACAAGCACGCACAAGAGAAGAACAATCGCATTCCGTCTTGACCTTTGTGTTAATGCCATGCTTAATGACTCCGTAGCGTTCTGATTGGTCATAGCCGATATTTTTGTTGTCAGATGCAATCTGCATAGCTTCGGCTAACTTCTCCGCAACCCTATCGTCCTTCGCCCTTAGCACGTACCATCCCTTAGAATGGTTGTAAAACTTCTGCGTAGACACTTCCTGTCCGGTCTGGTCTCCGGCTTTTCCACCAGAATAGCAATTTCCGTGTTCATCGTGTCTCGCACTTCCGATAATTACTGCCATAGCAATACCTCTTTTCTTAAACTATCTTTGGCTTTGGCAAATGTGATTTCCTTGATTCAGCCGCCCATGCTTCTTCCGCCTTAAGCATTTCTCGTATCTCAGCATCGGGATCGTCCGTATTATGCTTTTCGATGGAATCATAGCAAGTTTCTTTCACGTACTTACTATTACCCTTACCGAATGTAGCATCTATTGCGGTCACAAGTGCTGACGTTGCATATCTGCCAAACCACATATACATTTCCACATCGCGTTGCTTCCATTCTGCCTTGTATGCATCCACATAAGGCTTAAGCAACTCTGGATTCATCATATCTATATCATCAACGGAAAATCCGTAGCCTTTCGTTACCACAAGGTAAAACGGACGGATTTCCGCAACGTAATATTCCCATGTTAATTCTTGGTTTTCGCTTTGGATGGGGTCTTTTTCTTCTCTTTCTCCTGCTCCTGCGCTCTCTCCAACGACTCCATCATCTGCGCTAAAAAACCGTTTGTCATCATTTCCCTCTGCATATCAGCGAATAAATCCATGCAGTTAATCTCGTTTGTGTCAATCGCATCATAGAGAATGTCGGACACCTTCTCAAGCTGCTCATCGTAGCCTTCGTTTGTTTTGTAATCATATCCAAATTCTTCATTGTGATGCATCTGCAATCCTACAAGAAGCGTCTTAGGAAGTGTTTCAAGAAGAATATCTTCCATAGAAGAAATATCTTCCATGTCCTGCGTTTTCATAATATCCTGTAAGATATGTGATTTTAACGATGGTCTTGTTGCAAACTGAATTGTATATTCTTTTCCACCTAATTTAACTTTCATGTTTTACCTTGCCTTTCTGCCCTATATTGGCAAGGGGCAGTGTTGCCACCGCCCCATTGTTGCTTATTTTATATTGCTTCAAGTTCTGCTACCGACCGTTCATCCTCGCCTACCGGTGCGGTCGATTGCTCGTCCGATAGGCTTTTTACCCCACCACTGTTACAGTGAATGTTCCATCGTTGTTATCAACGACTTTCAGCTTATCTGTAACAAGCTCTGATGCCGTGCTTGGAATAACTGTTACCGTCATTTCAAGGATTTCATCGTTTCCACCTACATCGTTAGGTGTTGCTGTTGCAGTTCCTACATATGCGTACTTCGCTACACCGCCAATGCCGTCCGCTCCGTACAGATGGATAATATCAAGTTTTTTATCTCCATATCCATCCACCTTTGAAAGATATTCTTTTTCAAGGTTTCCTGTGATTTCTCTTGAATCAGAAGTCTTAATACCTTTTTCAAAAGTCTGCTGGTCATCTTCCATCGTGGTTGACTCAACTGTGTTTGGCGGTGATGCAGGGCTTGGAACTGACTTAGCCGCAACCAAAAGATTGTATGTTCCTGCAAAATCGGCCTGTTTTTCCGTGTGCTCTTTTACAATGACACGCGTTTTATAACTTGTTGATGCCATATTTTCTACTTCCTTTCTGCTTATAGCTGATCTAAATGCTCAATGTTTCCAATTACGCGAGTTGCGCGGAATGTAACCGTTCGCACTTGCTTGGAAATTGTTTGAATTACATTTGATACCTCAAACATTTGTTGTTTAAAAAAAGACACCGCATATGCTGCGATGTCCTTAGTTGCCTTTCTTGAACCTTTGTTTGTAATTGTGATTTGAAATGTTGGGCGAATTGCGTTGATTGTCTTTGCTTCATTAGTCCTTCCGGCTTCTGTGCCACCGATTTGTCTGACTAAAAGTGTCGGGAATGTTGCGGTGCCGCCCGATTCTTCATCTTGCGTCACCTTAATTCCTCTTACCTTGCTTTCCATGTACGATTTCAAAAGGGAACATAAGGTATCTTCAAAATCAAGTGCCCAACTATTTAACTCATTTTCCACCGAATACCTCCCTTGCAATCTTTACATACTGTTGAATAATCTGTTGTTCCGCATTATACATTGGCATTGTGGCTTTGATACCGTGGGTATAACGCCATGTTTCGGTCTTATCGTCCCAATAGTACCAACCATCTTCAAAAGCGTGTATTTGTCCCGGATACGTTCCGACACCGAATCCAAGTTCCTGTGCTTTCGGGTTCTCTTTGGAGTTATAAAAAATACCGGCTCCAAACTCTACCGCCAGCAAAGTATAGAACGGTTCCCTATCTTCTGACGTTACCGTTTTTCCGGTTGCAATCAGAATCGCATTTGAAGTCATTAACTGTGGTGCTTTATCCACCCTTACCGTTATCGTGTTTCCTAATGGGGATTCCGATATGTGTTGTATTGCCGCTGTCTGACCTATCTGTGCAAGCCTAGAAACAAGTAAATCACATTTAGCTTGTAAACTATCGCGGTACTTTTCTAATTCCTTTATGGCGGCTTGTATGGACTTAGTGGATAGTGTCATTGAAATAGTTTTCTTTGCCACGCAATCACCTACTTAATATTCTTCCGAAGAAGAAACAAATCCGTGGTCAGTCCTTCGTCTGCAACGCCTTTTACGATGTAATCTGCGGTTTCTGAATCCACAAGTCCATCATCAGTGCGTTTGACCTCCGAACGTTTCCACACCACATCACCGGCTTTCAGTGGCAAATATCCTTTATCCGTGACAAGCTGACAGTATGATGTACTATCATCAATTCCAAATTCTTTCACAAGGGCTTCTGACAACTTATTGCTGATATTGGCTCGGAATGTCGTAGGCTCTGAAAACCCTTCAACTTCCTCGCCTTTTGGAATCTTGTTGCCTTCGGAATCTAAATAAGGTACAAAGTTTCCATCGGAATCCTTGTACCCTTCATAGACAATATCTCCATTTTCGTCAGTTTGCGGGATGAATACCCTCTGACCGGATTGCGAATACTTCATTTCCTGCTTGTTAATGTCAAGCATTGGTGTTTTCCTCCGGGATTCCGGCAACACTTGTCAGAAGCGATAACACTCCGGCAAGGACTGATGCGGAAAGAACATATTTCCAATCCACCGCACCCATAAATGCCGCCGTTCCAATTCCTGCAACTGCCGCCTGCGCAACTGTCTTGATTGCTCGGATTCCGGCTTTCTTAGTCCAATCTTTCCAATTCCTCATGGCTTTTATCTCCTTTCCCTATATGAATCTCTTCAATCTCATGTTTCATTTTTGTAACCATTCCATTTCCACCTAACGCATGGTACGCATCATACATCTCACAGAAGTTCTGATAGGCATATGACGGTATTTCTCCGATTCTGGTGTACTTTGCATGGTATTCAATAAGTTGGACGCGCAAAAGGAGCATTGTTCCTTTACTGTTCGCATCCCTGCTTTTCTTTTGCTGTTTAAGAAGCCAAACTATATATCCAAGCACTATCGGAAGTGCCACAAGATAAGTTTGAATCAAAATACTTTTCATTTGAATCTCCTTTTGGCGCACTGCCCACCACCGCTTAATGTGCGCCGCCTGCAACCATTTTACCGACACTGGCAATATGGTCACGCTCAATCTTCTTTGATTACATTGCTTTTACAAACGGAAACACTCCAACAAAAAGGCTTTCACGGTCTTTCCATGTCCGGCTCACACCGTTTTCGGAAAGACTTGCCATGTATGCTTCTCCTGCCTGCGACCGGTCGTACACTGCCAAATTGACCATAATGTTTTCATAGTTCTTAACATCACTGTCAATCTGGTCTTGCGTGTATGTGTCCGGATAGTTCCGTCTGCTGATAATCTCTTTTCTTGCCTGCTCTAAAAGCTGTTCAATCAAAGGGTTGCATTCTTTTTCATCAAACACAACTTTATCGGACTTTTCCCCGGTCGTTTCGTCCTCTACCTCTTCTATATGAAATTGTTTTAAACGAATTTTTACTTGTTCGACAAGCGTGTATGACATAAGCGATCTCCTACAGATTAAATTTTGCAATCAGAATTTCTTTCAGTTCCGCGCCGCTTGTCGCTTGTGCGTTTTCAATCCCCTGCTCTGTGGCAAGTTTTTGCAAGTCTGCGGTACTCATTCTGTTGATTTCGGTCTTTGTATACCCAACGGAAGATACCGGAGATTTTTCCTCCGGCACTTCCTCTCCTGGCATATACCATTTGCCCTTATATTTTGTTTTGCACTCGTAAACCAAAGGATCACCTCCTAATAGCACTTAATGACATAGGTGCTATCCATTCTCTCATAAGACGGAAGTACGATTTCAGATGCCGTTGTCTTAGTCTGTACAGGATCTTCCGATACGGAAATTGCAACAGCAACACCTGTGTTTACGATAGAAACATCTGCTGTAGGCTTTCCGATAAGTGTACGCTCTTCCGGTGTCGTACCGTACCAAGTATTTCCAAGTGCTCCGCTTGGGATAAGCGTTGCAAATCCGTCCGGGTAAAACTTAGATGCCGTACCAGCTTCATTCTTGTACTGCTTAGAGTAAACAATAATGCTGATTCCGAGTTCGTTGGAGAATACCTCTTTAACACGGTTGTCGTTCATAAAGATGTTTGCCGTGGCATTCTGCGCAAGAATGGCGGAACGAATCTTCTTATTTTGCTTAAGATGATCCATAGTCTTACGAGAAACAATCATGATAGAAGGTCTCTCTCCCGTCTCTGCTTCGACTGCATCAAGAGCAACAGAAACATCGTCAAGTGGATCAGAATTTTCGTGGTCATCCCACTTATCTGTTGCGGTCTCAAGGTTTGCAAAGTTGTGTGTCTTGTATGTGTTGCTCGGATCGTAGTTATAAGCGTAGGTTACGCCGTTTGCCTGAATGGAAATCTTTGGAGATCCATCAGACGGTGCAAGCAACTGCATAATCATGCGCTCCGGGACAACGTTTGCTCCATCAATCAGAGTATTTGCGTCATCAAAGATTCTGCTTAATACATCTGCTGCATATGGATCAGCACTATCCTGTGCTCTCATGATTTCCTGTTCGTCCGCTTCCTTAATGAGCATAGACTCACGGAAGAAAGCCATCTCTGTTTCTGTCAGTTTGAATCCCTCACGGCTTCTCAATGTTGATACTGCGTCAAAATTGGACGGTGCAAGAGAAACCGGAAGCCCTTTGGAAGTCTTAATCCATTTCAGATCAAGTCCCATTTTCTTCTTAGCTGGGAATAATCCCGAACCAAGATACGCAATTTTGTTACTTGCTACCTCTGTGTTTACAAGCGCTATTGCTTTTGCACTATACACATCTCTAATGTTCATTCTGTATTACCTCCTATTCAAATACGATTAACGGAAGGGCTGTCTTAACTTCCTCTGCAACAGCTTCTCCTGTGCTTGTCTGAATGTTTGCAGAATTTACAACTCCAAACGCTCTAAGGATTGTTCCGTTAGGGTTCTCGTCCTTATAAACATCTGTAAGTAAAATTCCGATTGGCTTTGTTTCCTTATCAACCTTTCCATCTACGGCGATTGGATTTCCTGCCTTGCACACGCCTTCTGTGAATGCGGTATCATCAAGTTTGATTTCCTCGAACAGCTCTCCGCCTAATTTTCTTTTCAGAATTTCAAGCTGAGTTGTTACACTTTTTTCAGTAAACTTCATCTTTAAAACCTCCTTACGATAAATAACTGTCTACTACCGACTTAGCCGTCTGATTCGTTTCAGCTAAAGTCTTTCCGATCGACTCTGCGGCTTTTTCCGCTTCTGTCTTTTTGTTGTCTTCATTTCCGCCAGCCGTGCTACCGCCCGGATTCGTACTACCTTTTGCAATCTCCTGCTCCTTGGCTTGCGCTGCCGCGGTCTCTTTTTCAGAGATAATCTTTCCAAGAACGTCATAATCAAAACTGCCATCGTCTTTTACAATCTGTGCTGCCTGTTCTGCGGTAACATTAAATTTAGATGCAGCATTGGCTCTCTGCGTGGCTATTGCCTGCGCTTTTTCAAGTTCCGCGATTCTCGCATTGGCTTTTTCAAGGTTCTTATTTGCCTGCTCGACTTCCGTGAGCTTTCCCTGTTCGATATCATCGAGTTGCTTCTGCAACTCTTCAACTTTGTCAGCCTTTGTCTTGTACTCGTCAACCTTTGCTTTGGCTCTCTGTACGGAACTTCCGTAATCTGCCATGATCTTGTCTGCGTTTTCCTCGCTTAATCCCATAGCAATCAGATCTTCTCTTTTCATCCATTACCTCCGATATGTCATACGAATTTTTATACGGTGCAACGACACCGAACGACATTGTTGATTTTTACGCTCACAACTTTGCGAATTTTTATAAAATAAAAACAGCCACCGATTACTCGGTGACCGTCTTATCTTTGTTCATCTGGCTCTGTGTGCCATCTGTATTCATTTTATTTATCAATTCTTGTGCTTTCTGTTCCTGTGTTTCTACATCATCAATGGTTTTCCACAGATTGTCCAAGTATGGCTTTGACAACAGGAATGTCTTTTCTGCATCTCCCCAAAGTCCTACAGATTTAATCGCTACAAGTGGATGAATACCAGCTTGTAAAAGTTGATATAATGTCTGTGACTTGGTATACATATTGTCTTGTGGGCTATGGTTAATCTGAACATCAAAATCGCGCAGACTTAATCCCAAATCGTGATCCTGTATACGAATTACATTCAAAACAACTTTCGCAAGTCTTTTTTCAGCCGACTTTACAATTGGGTCTTTCAGTTTTGCTCTCGACTTTGAGAAGTCCCATCCGTTTCTAAGCTCAACCGCTCCCTGTGTATCTCCTCCGGAATTATTGTTGTTCTTATTCGGTATGGCAAGAATGGACTGTGCATTATCCCACAGATCATCCTTTGCGACTTGGCACTCTGTCTGATTCAACTCTTGTGTCATAATGTCAACATCTGATTTATTCTGTTCATTGTTGGATTTTACGGTCAGCGCATGGGAAATCTTCATTTTTTCAAAGGTTTCCGGATCAATGTCGCAATTTACAAACTTTATCCAAAACTGAACAAACTGCTCAACGCCATCCATTCGGTTTGACTGCATTGTATTGATTGCATCTAATAGTCCGATCACAAGCTCAATATCAGAAATGCGCTCATGGTTGTTCGGAAACTCAACAATCGGGATTCCACCAAAGCCATGCAGTTGCCAATCTCGAACCTCTCCATTTACAATCTTGCATTCGTATGAATCCGTGTAGCAGAGTTTATACATCTGTCCATCAGCATCCTTAAGCTCTTGGATTGCTAAAAGTGGTTCTTCTGTGGATTGGCTGTAGATAACAAACGTATTCATTGGTGTCGGTGCAACAATTCTAAATGGTATATCTCTATTTTTTGTAATCTGTACCGCCTTAAATGACGTTCCGGTTGCTGATTGCCACTCTCCTGCCTTAATGTCCTTTTCCTGCTTATTGGCATCGGTTAGATAATCGTTAAATTCATCAACCGCATTGTTTATACGGTCATCGTCTTTCCTACTGATAAGCTGAATTGGCTCACCGTAAGTCTGACCAACCTTGAATTGAACAATCTCATAGGCATGGTTTTCAGGCACCTTATTGGTTATATCCGCATTTTGCACCTTTGTTCGGTACAATACAGGCTGATCGCCCTTGTAATAGTTCCACAGATAACGAATGATCGTCTTGTTGAAATAAAATGCACCAATGCAGTTTCCGACAACATTCACGATATTGTCTGCCGTAATCTGTTCTACGTTAGCATATGCAATTTTTCTTCCGTATCTGCCTTTTACAAGGTCATGAAAATACTGTGTATTCATATAAATAAAACTCCACTACTGCAAGCGCGCTTCGGTATTGGCTTTGTTTCAATCTTGCCTGTTGCCACGCGATAAATTACAATATGATTGCATTTTTTACATTTACACGGATGATCTATCGTAGATCTTCCATCATAATGCCCGGCAATTCTTCCGCAATCCGGGCAATATATAGTTGCTTTTTCCATAGAAGTCTCTTTCTTGTAAATAAAAAACACCGCCATTTCTGACAGTGTCTTTTACGGGTTATATGCTTTTGGGGTTGTAGGATTTTGTTTTTCTACTCTTTTAGTATACCATGCAAGTTTTAGGAAATGTTGTGAAAGA